TAACAAGAGCTGGCGGTGGTGGTGGAGCAAGTAGTAATGCTGCTACAGGATGTAATGGTGGTTCAGGTGGCGGTGGTAATGGTGGTTTTCCTGGTGGAGCATCAACTGATGGATCAGCTAATACTGGTGGTGGCGGCGGAGGTGGCGGTAATTCACCAACTGGTGCAGGTGGTTCAGGTGTGGTAATAATAAGATACAAATTTCAATAGGATAAAATATGGCAAGTATAATTAAAGCAGATAATATTCAAAAAGTTTCAGATGGTTCTAATATCATCAAAAAATGTGGATCAACTATTACAGTTGGTTCTTCAGGTCAAACTGTTGCATTAGCATCAGGCGCTTCACAAACAGGTTTTGGTACTCCATCTTCATCAGTATTATGGTGTACAACAGCAAAGACTTCTCCTTTTACAGCAGCAGATAAAGTAGGATATTTTGTAAATACAAGTGGTGGGGCTGTTACAGTTACTTTACCATCTTCTCCAACAGCTGGAGATGTTGTAGCTTTAAAAGATTATGGAAACACTTGGGATACCAACAACGTAACAGTAGGTAGAGCTGGATCAAAAATTAATGGTGTAGCTCAAGATGCTACATTAAATACGGAATCTCAATCAGTAAATTTAATTTTTGTTGATTCTACAAAAGGTTGGCAATCAATTCAAGATTCAACTACAGCTGTTGCAGGTAATCCAGGTTTTATTCAAGCAACAGGTGGAACAATAGCAACAGTTGATACAAATTTTAAAACTCATACTTTCACAGGTACAGGAACTTTTGCTGTTACAGGAATAGGTGTTCCTGCAGCAGGAAAACAAATTTCTTATATGGTTATAGCAGGTGGAGGAGGTGGAGGTTCACATTTAAATGACACTACTGCTTCAGGAGGAGCTGGAGCTGGAGGTTTTAGAGAAGCTAAACAAGCTTGTGCTAGTTATACAGCAAGTCCATTAGCAGTAGCTGGTGGTCAAACAGTTGCAGTACAATCATATCCAGTTACAATTGGTGCAGGTGCATCAGGTGGTCCTGGTCCAGGTGGTCCAGCAGATGGATCAACAGGTGCAAATTCAGTTTTTAATGGTATTACTTCTTCAGGTGGTGGTGGTGGAAGTGGATTAAGTCCGTCTTCTAATTCAGGAAATAATGGAGGTTCAGGTGGTGGTGCAAAACAAGACAATAATGGTGGACCATCAAATGGTGTAGGTCTAGGTAATACTCCACCAGTAAGTCCCCCACAAGGAAACAATGGTGGTCAATCAGATAGAACAGGACCAACTTATTTATCAGGTGGTGGTGGTGGTGCAGGTGGTGCTGGAGCAAGTGCTCCATCAGGAAATGGTGGTAATGGAATAACATCTTCAATCACAAGTTCACCAGTTACAAGAGCAGGTGGAGGTGGTGGTGGATCACAAAGAGTGGGTACTCCAAGACCAGCAGGACAAGGAGGTCCAGGCGGTGGTGGACAAGGTAATACAGGTTGTGGATCCCTTCCGGCTGCTCAAGGTACAGCAAATACTGGCGGTGGTGGTGGTGGTGCATCAGGTAATCCTAATCCAAGTCCAAGTTGTGGTGGAGCAGGTGGATCAGGTGTGGTAATAATAAGATATAGATTTCAAGCATAGGAAAAAATTATGAGTACAGTTAAAGTAAACACAATAGATAAAAGAACAGGAAGCACACTTACATTAGGTGGCTCAGGCACAGCAGTAACTTTAGCGTGTGGTGCTACACAAACAGGATTCGGAAGAACGGGGACAGTTAACTGGCAAACAGGATCAATTAAAACAAGTACATTCACAGCTGCAAATGGTGAAGGTTATTTTGCAAATACAGCAGGTGGTGCATTTACAATGAATCTTCCCGCAGGTAGCGCAGGAAATATAGTTTCTGTTGTAGATTACACAAACACTTTTCAAACAAATAATTTAACAATAGCACCAAACGGTTCACAAAAAATTGGTGGTACAAATGCAAGTGCTATTTTAAGTACAGAAGGACAATCAGTAACTTTTGTTTTTGTTGATGCAACAGAGGGTTGGAAAAATACTATGGATTCAACATCAAATGTTACAGGTAGATCATTTTTAACAGCAACAGGTGGAACAATAACAACTTCAGGAAATTTTAAAATTCATACATTTACAGGACCTGCAACTTTTAATGTGTCTGCAGTATCAAATGTAGCTGCAGAAAATACAGTTTCATATATGAATATAGCAGCTGGAGGTGGTGGTTCAGAAGGTGGAGGTGGTGCGGGCGGTGGTGGCGCAGGAGGTTTTAGAGAATTTAGAGGACCTGTTTCAGGTTGCTATGCAGTTTCACCTTTGAATGGATCAACACCTATTACAGTAACAGCACAAGGATATCCAATAACAATAGGTGCAGGCGGAACAGGCGCACCCGGACCAGGCGGTAGTTCAGGAGCAGCTGGTGCAAATTCAGTTTTTTCAAGTATAACATCAGCAGGTGGAGGAGGTGGAAGAGAAAACGCTACTCCTAATGGTAATGGAGGTTCAGGAGGAGGTGGTAGTTATCAAACAGGTCCTGGAGGTACAGGTAATACTCCCCCAGTTAGTCCACCTCAAGGAAATGCAGGTGGTACTGGCGCACTTATAGGTTCAGGTAATACAACTGGAGCAGGAGGTGGTGGAGCAACAGCTGCAGGACAACCCGGTCCAGCAGGAACAGGTGGCAGAGCAGGAGCAGGAGGTGCTGGTGCAACTACAGTAATTTCAGGATCACCAGTTACTAGAGCAAGTGGAGGAAATGGACACGGAGAAGGTCCGGGTAATGTACCAAACCCAACAGCAACACCTGGTGGTGGTGGTGCTTCTGGAGCAGCAGGAACTGCAAACACAGGCGGTGGTGGTGGTAGTAATGGACCAGGTGGTGGTAATGGTGGTTCAGGTATAATAATAATAAGATACAAATTTCAATAGGTAAAAATTATGAGTGAAATAAAAGTAAATAAAATTAGTCCAAGATCAGGAACAGCATTCACATTAGGAGATAGTGGTGATACGTTTACAATTCCTAGTGGTGCAACAATTAACAACCAAGGTACAGCAGTAAACTTTGGTGCAACAGGTTCGGCGTCTTGGGTAACAACAGTTAAGACATCAACTTTCACAGCAGTTGCTGGTGAAGGATATTTTGTAAATACAACTAGTGGAGTAGTAACAGTTAACTTACCAGCAGGAACTGCAGGAGCTGTTGTTGCAATAAAAGATTACGCAGGAACTTTTGATACAAATAAAGTTACAATAGATACAAATGGTTCAGAAAAAATTGGTGGTTCAACAGTTAATGCAACTTTAGATGTAGAAGGTATTGCAGTAACATTAGTTTATATAGATTCAACACAAGGTTGGTTAGTAACAGATTCAGGTTTACAATCAGAAGCTCCAACAGCACTGTTTACAACAGCATCAGGTGGAACAATAACAACATCAGGAAATTTTAAAATTCATACATTTACAGGATCAGGGGCACTTTGTGTATCTGCTGTAGGAAATGCTGCAGGAGGTGGAAGTAAAGTTTCTTATATGGTTGTAGCTGGAGGTGGAGGTGGTGGAAATAATTATGGTGGTGGTGGTGGCGGTGGAGGTTTTAGAGAGGGTAAACAGGCTTGTGGTGGTTACACAGCAAGTCCATTAGCAGCTACTCCTTGTTCAGGTTTAGCAATTTCAGTTCAACCTTACCCAATAACAATAGGTGCAGGAGGAGCAGGAGGAACAGGTCCTTCTCGTGCAGGAGGAACAGGTGCAAATTCAGTTTTTTCAAGTATAACATCAGCAGGTGGTGGAGGAGGTGCTGGAAATGGTGAAGCACCTGGAGGATTATCTGGTGGTTCAGGTGGAGGAGGAAGTGGTCCTTGTACAGGAGCAACTGGTGGCAGATCTGCAGGTTCAGGAAATACACCTCCAGTTAGTCCACCTCAAGGAACTGGTGGAGTAACAGTCACTGCTGCTCAATGGGGTGGTGCAGGTGGTGGAGCAACGGCAGCAGGTTCTGTAAGAGCAGGTGGTGTAGGTGCAACAAATACAATTACAGGCTCTTCAGTAGGAAGAGCAGGAGGTGGTGGTGGAGGACCAGGAGCAGGAGCAGGTCCACAACCAGGTGCCGCAAGTGCTAGAGATGGAGGTGGTACTTATGGTACTGCAGGAACAGCTAACACAGGTGGTGGTGGTGGTGCAGATTGTGTAGCAGCAGGTGGATCAGGTGTGGTAATAATAAGATACAAATTTCAATAATTAATATGTATTTACTAACAACAACAAATAAGATATAAGGAGATAATTATGGCA